CAGATACTTCGCAAAGATTTGGTTGCTCATCAACGTCTTTGTGATTGCCTCATCGCTCACCCCCGTAAGTCCCATGTCAGCAATCAGCGTTCGCTTACGAGCAAGGACTTCCTCAAGATGTTGCTCTAAGAGTTGCCTGTCCAACTCGATGGTCGGCTCGGTGTACATGCGTAAGGTTTGGTCAATCACCAACAACTCACTGGTTGGGAATCCCTTGCTCAGTTTCTTGAACAACTGATAGGTAAGTTCCACATCGTTCTTGCAGTACTCGCCGTACCGTGCCAGTTCATCAGGCGCAAAGTCTGCCCTGCGTTTGCCAATCGCATTGAGAACTTCCTCACCCTTCTGCCCTAGCCCGTAGTAAGTAGCCAGTGCTTTGAGGCTACCCCCCACAGTCATTTGGTGGAACGGTCTTGCCATAGATAAAGTGTCAAGCCACAACTTAGGCTTGATACCAAAGAGCCACGACAGGATTGCCCCATCGAAAGCAGTGTTGTGACAGAGGATTGCTTTGTCACGATAGTCAAGGGACTTCAGAAACTTGGCAGGGTCACTGCCCGAATACCAGTCGGTCGGGTAGTTGTTGACCTTCACCCCCACACCAATGACCTCGAACTGAGGGTCACGGATGTAGGCTTCGGTGGTCATCTTCGACAGGCTAAAGTCCTTGTCGTAGTAAGTTTCAAAGTCAATGGTCACGATGTCCATTGGTTCTCTCAATCTCCTGCAAAATCCACAGGTTCAATAGCCGAGTTTGGAATAAAAGTTCCTGCGATTTGACACGAGCATCGGCATACTTGTGCATCAACAGGCACTCATGGATTTCTTTGTTCAACTTGTCCATGCGCAACATGATGGTTGCGTAGTCAAAGAACTCGTAGTTAGTCACGGTCTTGCATCCATATAAATGTGAGGACGGCGACTGCACCCAATGCGGTAAAGCATCCGAGTAAGAACATCGCCCACTTAAAGATTTCCCAAATGGCTTCAATCATCTTCACGCACCTCAATAAGTTTGTCGATGTAGTGTTTGGCTTTCTTGATGTCGTCGATGCCACCCTTCGCATCACATCGTGCAAGATATTTGATTGCGTTACCCCGTAGGAATCCTGCGAACTGTTCGGGTGTCATCCAAGATTCCATAGCCTTCCAAGGTTGTACCCCCATGTTCTTGTAGTGGTCACCACCAATTTGAATTGCATCAGCTTTGGTGCTTGGCTTGAACTGCGTTACGGCATCAGTGATTTGGTCATTGACACGACCCAACATAGACCCACTAAGCACACGCTTGCGTATCCCATACACCGATGGCATAGCCACCTTAAACTTTGCACCAACTTCTTTTGGTACTGCACTTGGGTTCGCCAAGAAATACTCTGCCACTTTCATTGATTTAGATTTTTTCATTTCATTTCTCCTTCAGGTTTACGGTTGTATCCATGTTCAACGAACGCTACTTCTTCTTCCAACATCTTGATACGAGCGTTCAACGCATCAATTTCTTTCTGTTGTTCCTGCCATGCGGCATCCCATACATCCTTACTCCATCCACCATCATCTTCATAGGCGACACCACCAATGAAGTATGCGTAAGAACCATCACGCTTTTGTATGTCCATAGTCATCTCCTTACCAATCATCACCACGAGGAATGTCAATACCCAAATCACCATAGTCTGAGTACCGACCACTATCTTCATCAACATCATCAAACAATGACTTCGGTGGTTTGTGCTTGACCTCTTTGGATTGCTTGGTCTTACCGCCGTACAACGCATCGCTAATACGGTTCACCGCCTTGTCAATCTCTGATAACTTCTTGGGCTTACCCTTCTTGGGTTGCTCTCGAATAGGGGCAAACAACCATGTCTCGGATGTTTTACCCCTAGTCTGACAAGCATCACACTTCCATCTGCGTGTGGTGCTACTGTTACTGTCCTCCCACCGTGTGTCGAGGCACTTCATTCGTGCCTTGCATGTCGGACATTTCATCGTAGACCCCAAACTTTCGGCGCAGGTCTATACTGTATGTGGTACATATCTTATCTACCTCATCTATCACTTCATTGACTGTTGTTGTGGATGAGTAATAGCCACGCCTTACTGACTTGATAAACCCTTTCAGTAAGTCTGTGGAACACTCGCTTGATTTGATAGAAGTGTATAACACATCTTGCCACTTGTCCGAGTTCCAATCGGGTTGTTCCCAACTATATCTATTCTGTCCATTGCGTTCGGTATCTACTTGTTGGATAAGCGATTCAAGTACACCCATACGAGCACGAATCTTTACTGCAAGTTTGAACTTACGCAAGGCTCGTAGCCACTCCAACTTGTTGTCCTTGTTTACCTTTTGTTTGGATAAGGGAACACGAGCATTGACAGGCTCATAAGTATTGAGGTCAAAGCACAGTCCATCGAACACTTCGTAGCCTTCTTGTTGGCTGAAGTAATGCCACGCATACTGGTCAGGATTACTCTCCTTAAACTTCTCGAACTGTGGAGTAGGCTTGACTACATATCTACCCATAGCCTTACGCACCCACACAAATGGGACGGCTCGTTGTAGTGCTTGGCTCAAAGTCACACTACAATTTCTTGCTTCGTTCGCAGTCATCTTAAATGTAAACTTGTTGTCAGGTGAAAAGACACCGACCACAGTACTACCAAGGCGTAGTTCGTAGTTCTCACCGACCTGATACATCCGTGCCCATGACTGCACAGGTCTGCCACTCTCAGGGTTTCGTGCTTTCTTAAACCATTCATGAACTTCTTGGTAGGAAAGTTTGTCTGTTCTCATGTCGATTCCTTATCGTGTAATTTTGTGGGCTACAACTGCGGCAGTCATAGGGATAGGTCTACATCAATGGCGAGTTCCTTCTTCTCACGCTCGACCACTTTGCGATGACGCTCTTTGTACTCCTCGGGAATCAAGTCCCACAAGGGTTGCCACATCTTGAGGGCAGGGGCTAGGGTTGCATGTGCCGTGATAATCTTCTGCACTTGGGCAACGAACTCATCACGCTTGGTGTTGACTGCCTTGATACGGTCTTGCCATTCCTTGACCTCAACAAACAATTCACCCCATACCAAGTGGTCTTTGAGTGTGATGCTGTTACTGCTATAACTACTGGCTCGCTTGGCATACTCACTCTCTGTGAACTCACGAACCCATGCTCGTTTGCTAGGGAAGTCAAAGCGCAATCCACAGTTAGCACTACCTACACGGTCAACTTCAATGTTGTCTACCATGTACAGGAACTCCTGCGGTACTGCGTTCAATGCAGGAACATGTTGTCCAAAGAGTGTCGTGTAAATCTTATCTGCCCACTCATTGTTTGGTCGTGAGTTCTTTGCAGTCTCCAACTGCTTGTCGAATACTGCCTTTGCTCGTTTGATAATCTCGTCTTGCAATTCTTTGCTGAATCGTACTGTCGCCATGTCACTCTCCTTCTTTGGTTAATATGTTCAATGCTTTGGTTGCTTGCTCTTGCACCTCGGGGATACCGTACATCTCTGCGTACTCTGAATCGGGTGCAAGTTGCTCAATGACAAACACAAGATTATGTATTGCCATAACTACCATTTGCTTTTCATCAATCGTCATCGTCTACCTCCTGTAATTCATTGGCGATGATTGTTTCCTTCACCGCCTCGTCACCTACCAAGTAGTCATATTCTTTTTCCAACTTGCGGTACAAGTCCCGCATGTAGTTCTTGAATATCTCTACACTTGCCTTCTCAAAATCATTCATCTCTAAATCCAGTTGCTCATCCATCCGTTCCACAACTTGTTCGTGGAAGTCAGTTGGCTTGTCCATCACATACGCAAACAAGTCACAGTCCACATCAAACGATGTGCAGTTCTCATGGTAATAGTGACCACGGTGGGTACACTTGAATGTGATTGCACCACCACTACTCACCAACTTGCGTATCATGGGGTAGTCAGTCGGGGTGAAGTGCTTGTCGAGAAACAACTTGGTATCACCAATGCGTCCCTCGAAACAAGCACCGTCACCCTGTGACCAAAAGCCTGAGAAGTACATCTTGTCTACATCAATACCCACCTGTTCCATATCCTCGGTGAAGTCGTTATAGATGTATTCCCACCAGTCAATGCCGTCAACATTTATGTGGCGATGCTTGTCTATTGTCTTTAATGATACGGATTCCATCGTCAGTCCTTTCTATCTCGACTTCACCACAAGCAATGTCATGCAGAATCATGGTAAGAAGTTCACCTGCCCTCATTGCCTTGCTCAGTTGATGTTGTAGGTACATGATGTACCCTGCCATGCACCCGAATACTAAGAGTGCGAACAGTTCTGCGTATGTAATCATTGGCTTACCTCAAAGGGACAAGTGGTGATACAGGAACAGGGGCAGGTACGAATCCCATACGGTTGCCATCATTCCCAAAGATGTTGACAACACCTTGCGGTGTCACAGTCGTGTAGCCAATACGGTTACCGTTATTGTCATACACACCATTCGTTGCACCGTAGTTTGTCGGTGAGTTGTTGTAGTTCATCGGTGAATTGTTGTAGTTGAACGGCGAGTTATCGAAGTTCATCAACGAGTTGTTGTAGTTTAACGGTGAGTTGTTGAAGTTCGCTGAACCCCATATGGGTTGCGAGTTACCGCTACTCATGTACCCACCTATTGCACCGAGTACTGCACCAAGAATAATCCACTTCATCAGGTTCATATATCCTCCTATTTCATTATCACTACCTCACCGAATGGTGCGGTTCCTTCATCGGTAGATACCCACAGTACAGGATACTGAGGTACATCACCGAAGTCATCACAACACAAGTCAGTCAAGAATACACAAGCGACTGGCTCAATGTCATTGTCTTGGAAGTATCGGAACACAGGGCTAAAGGCAGTACCTCCACCGCCGTGTGCCTTGATGTCAAGGTCATCGTCACGACCATACTTCTCGTAGTGTGATACCTCGCTATCGAAGTACACCACATGGATACAAGTGGGGTTGCCATCTTCCTTGATAGCGTTAATCTCACCTGCAAACTGAGCGATAGTCTTATCGTCAATCGAACCTGAGCAGTCTACTGCAATGGCAATCTCACCGAGTGCTTCACCTGATACGCTAGGCAAGTACAGCCCTTGGCTCAAGAACCTGCGGTTGGGTCTAGCCCATGAGCGTTGGTCGCTCTTGCACTTCTCGACAAACTTGCGAAGCACATCACGCCAATCTACCTTGGGTGCAAGCACATCGTTGACCAGTCGCTCAAGTCCTGAGGACATCTTGCCCATCATCTTAGCGGCTTGTGCCGCTTGTGCTACACGCACCTTCCACTCGGCTTGTTGTTGTGCCTGTTCAGCAGGGCTACCGCCACCATCTGCGCAGTCATCCATTGCTTCAGTACCGTCACCACCTGAACCGTCATCGGGTTCATCGGGCAACAAGTTGTAGATACCATCAGTCGTTTGGTTACCTGCTTGGTACAGTTGGGGATTGAGCAAACCGAACTGAGGCATCTTGCCGATACCTTCATCAGTCAGCAGTTGGTTAATCACATAGTCACCTGCTTTGTTCCATCGTTTGTGTTGACGCTCACCTCTACGGAAGTTGTGGTCGAGCATGGGGTGCATACACTCGTGGGCTACAACGAACTTGCGTTCCTCATCACCCATGTCCTTCATGAAGTGTGGGTTGTAGCGTATCTCTTTGCCATTGGTCATGGCAGTACGGATAGAGTAGTCGGACTTGAACGGCATGTTCAAGGCAATGTTGCCAATGAAGGGATGCTCAAGGACTAGGGCAGTCCTAGCCTTGGCAAGCAGTCGCTCGACTGCCTTCTCGTCCGCTTGGTTTAGCGGTTCCTTGTTGGCATGGTTGGGTACTGGGGTCATCTCAGATTCCTTTCATGAATACGGACATCTTGTCCATGATTTGCTTGGCTTCTACTGCCGTGTCACGGCGCAGGTCGGGGTCATTGCGTAAGGCATCAGGGTGTTTAATCAACGCACCTTCAACCTGTACACGCAGGGCTTCTAGGTTGGGGTCATCCATAAAGTTCAGCCGTGGCAGTAGGGCACACAGTTCCTTGGTGTTTTCCACTAGCGTGTCACGGAAGATAGCCTTGGGGTCTGCCAACTTCTCAGCCATGTGCTTTACTCGGTCGTATAGTCTGTCCCATACTTCCTTCATGGCTACGGTCTGTGCTTCTGCAACTCTACGCTCAACATCTTCTTGGATGCGTGTCAACTCGTCACTAGCAATCGACACCCTGAAGTCGGTGTTCGGTACTGGGAAGATAGCCATGTCCATCTTGAACTTCTTGGCAATCTCTACCTCATCGGGGTAGTCTGCATCGTTGTACAGTCCGTTGAGCATACGCTTGGCATCCAGTCGCAGTTGGTCATAGTTACCTACGAACTGGTCTACAAGGTACTGCCACTCACCCTTCTCCTTACGGAAGTCGGTCATGAATTGCAGGTAATTGCTTGACGGTAGCATCATGGTTCCCTCGATACCCCAAGGTAAAGTATTCTCATAGAACTTGGTGCGAATGTGCGTAGTCTTTTTATGCACACGGTCAAGCATGTCGTTGGCAGGTAGCAAGGCTTTGTTGTATCGCCCTGCTGAGGTGGTTGTCCCATAGGTTGAGGCAACATCTTGGGTTGCTTTCTTGTCGTACTTACGAGCAGTCCATTGGGATACGGATAACTGCACGAGTAGGGCACGGTCACTCAGATTCATAGTAGTCACTCCTTCTGTGGTGAGGGGCAGATGCCCCTCGGTTGGTTAATCAGAACAATACATCTTGATGCTTCATTGCCCACTTGGTAAACGCTTGCGTGTTAGCCAGTTCGGGTTTCTTGCGTGAGGCATAGGACACCGTGAGCACGGAGAAGTCAGCAGGCATACGCTCTGCATAAGTACAAACACGCTCAAAGTTGTTCTCAGTAGCACGCTCTGCAATAGCACCACTCAGGGCGTACAAGGTGGCAGGGTCGCTAGGTACATCAGCAGTAGTCGGGTTCATCAGGACTGCATCAGGGTTGGGCAACTTACGGAAGATACGCAGAAAGCCTACGAACTCAGCCGCCGCACCTTCACCGACTGCACCCTTGAACATCTCGAACTCAGCGTCAGCAGGACACATGCCAAGGATGTCGGATACACCTTCAACCCATGAACGGGGGGTAGCGTTTTGGTCACGTTGTGGGTCGAAGTCATGCAGTAGGGCAGGACGGAACCGAATGAACGACACTACCTCAGGCTTTACATCATGGTCAAGTGCCCATGAAGTCCAGTCATCGAGATGCGTTTCGAGTTCCACCACAGTCTCACGATTGCGAAGGTGTGATAGCACACGGTTTGCACCTGCTCTGTCTGCCTGTCGGTTACCTGTCGAAATGACTTGCCACCCATCAGGCATCGGTGTGCCATGCAGAGTACGGGCTTGG